CTGGGCGGGAATAAATTTTGATACGGCTCGTTGTTTTGTAGGATCAAAGTATACCTTCTTAAACGTAGAACCAGACAAAGGAAGATAGAATAGCATTTGATCTGTATCGGGATCGAACTCTTCCATAACTTCCGTAATCTGATAGTTCATAAATTCTTTTATTCGGGCAGCTTGTGCCTCTTTTTCGGGTGTCTCTGCACCTATAATCTGTGTGCGAACAGGCCCACCAGACGGTAAAAGTTCTTTATACGACTGTGATTGAAACTGGGTAACAGACTCAGATATCAACGGATGTGTTACTCCACTCGCCCCCTCAAAAGGCTCCGTTCTATCATCATACTGCATTCCAAGCAGATCTAACCCTTGTGTATAGGTATTCTCCCACTCGGATCGGGACTCTTGATCTTCGTCAAACAACGCTCGTAAATCAGAGGATAACTCACCAAGGGTTCCTTCATCAAGAGCTTCCGCTATATTTGCGTTGTGATCGTATGGCTCAGCCATGACTTCTGTCTGCTGTTCCATAAGAGCTTGAACGATGGCACCGCCCTGCCCGTCGTCTATAACTTCGGCACCACCCTCAAACTCCTGCGGTGTATCAACAGCTATCTCTACTGTTGCTTCATCCGCGTCTACTTCTGGATTAATACCAGAATCTACTAATGCTGCTAGAGGTGTTCGCTCTTCTGCCACTAATAATTCCCTTTGAAGTTTGAGGTCAAGTTACCGATCATACCACCATCTTTTAGGCGTTTCTCTTTCTCCGCATCCACTTTTCGGATAGCTTCCATCAAGCCACCGTCTTTCTTTTTAATGACGCTTTGTTTGAAATTCTTTTTTTGCTCTGGAGTCATGTCAAACCCTTTTTCACCACCCATAGCACCAGGTGATTTATTTTTTGTCTCAAAAATATACTGTAAAGGATCCTCTCTAAGACTTCTTAGCTCTCCTCTATCGTCAAAAGGAGTTTTAACTGGTACCTTTACCTTTGTCGGTGCTCCGCTCTTTTTCGACGGGCCGGTTGTTGGTTTCACCATTTCGCTCTCTCCATAATCGTTGTATATATTCTATCGTCTCTGCATGTTTTTTAGGATCATATCGTCGGTTGTCCATCAGTAGTAACTCCTCATCCTAGGTACATAATCCTCTTCTTCGTCCTCTCCGTCAAGATAAATAAACCCACCTTGACGAAAACGCATTAACGCCATTGTCATACTATCACAAAAGTCGTCATGATCGCCATAAGGAAATGACCCAACTTCCTCAATAACTTCTTCGGCAAACTTCTCCATCACAGGTGCCCATACCTTACCCGCTTCAAAAAGCGGTGCCACCATATGCATTCTTGTTATTTTATCCTTGCCTTTGCCCGGTGAAAACGACAATGCAGGAATATTATGCAGGCGTAATTCGTCTATAAGAGGCGTACCGCTCGCTTTTGCCTCGATAATCACCATATCTGGCTCCCAATACTCGTATTCTTCATATGCTTCCCGTTTTAAATCGGGAAAACTCCACCGTCCACGCTTCGCGTCCATTAAAATGATGTGATCAGAGCCGTCTTCCTCGGAAGTAAAGATGCCCCACGTCGTAATAGCACTATAATCCGCACTTTCTTTCTTCGAAAACGCTGTATCGTAGCTCTGAATGATATATTTTACGGGTGGAATGCTCTCTTTTTCCCATTTTTGCCACCAATCCTTCTTTACAATCGCTCCTTCTTCCGAAGTTGGCTCTTGTTGCCACTGTGCCGACCATTTTGCGACCGGTAAGGATGCTTTTATGCCCAAAAGTGTGTCTTTATCCCAAAATTCGGGCCATAAAGGCTTGTTTGAGGGCAAAATTGCAGGAAATTCGACCACTTCCCACTGATCTGCCATCATATCGCCTCCTTGAGCAGCCAATAACCGCCCTGTCAAGTCCTTTTTACCCCACCGGGTCATCACCAAGATGATTGAACCACCAGGTTGAAGACGTTGTCGAGGTCCCGACGTGTACCATTCATATGCATTATCAAACGCAGACTCCGAAAGAGCGTCCTGTTCCGAGTGCGGGTCGTCAATAATAAACAAATCCGCACCACGGCCCGTGACTGCTGCTCCTACACCCGCAGCAAAGTACTCACCGCCCACCGATGTCTGCCATCTACCCGCAGATTTACTGTCTTCTTTCAAGCTCGTATCGGGAAAAATTTCCTGATACTGTGGATCGGCAATCAAGTCTCGTACTTTACGACCAAAACGCACCGCCAGTTCTGTATTATGGGTTGCTTGTATTATTTTTAACTTAGGGTTCCTTCCCAAAAACCATGCCGGCATCATAAAAGACGCAAACTCTGACTTCGAATGACGCGGTGGCATGTTCACAATGAGTCTCTTGATCTCGCCCCTTGCTACTTTCTCCAGTTTCTCCGCAATAATCCTATGATGCTTGCCCTCGATAAACCCGTCATACACATGATGGGCAAATGGCATAAACTTCTCTTGTGCTTTCTCACGAAGTTCTATCTTCTTTTTTGCTTCCGTCAGAAGAAGTATTTCTTTCAAGACCTCTTCGGGAATCGCCTTGTAGTTCATGACTCTACGTTGTTAGTCTTACGGGCGGTAAGTTTCCTACGGGAGTGCCTATCGGTGGCGTTAACACAAACGGATACGCATCCGCTATACCACCCGCAGCAGGTGGTGAGGTTCCTGGTGCGGGTGTCGTGGGTGTAGTTGTCGGTGTCGTAGTATCTGTTGGTGTGTTCGGTGCAATAATCGGTACACACTGTTGCAATGTAGGATCAAAGCGAAAACCAGGTGGGCACGGATCTTTTGCAGGCATCGCCATACCACCGCCACCACTTGGCGAGGGTACGCCACCACCAACAAAGGGTCCAGGTCCAGGTACCCCCATCAATTGTTGTTGGGCAGCAGACGGACCTTTAAAATTAGGATCGCCTTTTAAAAACTCAAAGATGTCGCTCATCTCAAAGTTAGAAATACTCTTACCCACTCCTTTTAGGAATCGACCTAATCTCTGAAGTAAATTCAACTCTTCTTGTGTCTTTGCCCCAGATCCAGATCTTGCCAAAGCTGCTAACTTAGCTGCCTCTGCATTTGCATCGGGTCGTGCAAGTGTATCAATAACAGAGGGTCTTGCTGCGGGAGTTGGCAAGATAGGTGTTATGAAATCTGTCATCTCTGTAGGACTTGGTGGGGTTTTGTCATCACCAATCGGTGCAAAACGATCCACACCTATAGGATAAATAATGTTTTGAAAGTTGTTAGGCACTGTTCTCAGTGGCTCGATTATACCTCTGTTCTTAATTTCATTTGGATCGGGTCTTGGTCGATCATCTATTTGTGGTGAGCCTGCTGTTCCAAAGCCATAGTCAAACATAAACTTCGGTGGAGCAATAGCCGTCTGTACCGCCTCTTCCGCAGCATTCGATGCCATCAAGGCAGGAGCACCACGTCGAAGTGCTGCCATAGTTGGATCAATTCGTGGTGAGTCTTCAACCGTTGGTGGTGATGGAGAAGTAAACCCTACACTCGCAGGAAACATCCTACCCGAACCATACATCCGTTGTTCGGGGGAACCAAATACTGCACCGCCTAATGACGGAGAGTCTTGTCTGTATAAATCTCTTATTCTTGTTTGATTTATTGATTCAGGAACATTCGCATAGGTCGTTGGATCTGGTTGATATCCCGGTGACTCTTGTGCACCAAATGACGGACCATCACCCGCACCACTACCAGTTAAAGAAGCGAGTCCTTCTGCAAACGGATTTGTCGGGCCAAAACCAAGTGAAAAAGAAGTGGATGGTGGTGACACAGTTGGCACGGTTATCTCTGTAGGACTTGGAGGCGTTCTGTCCCCTCCACCAAAACTAGGACCCCTTCCCCCCATTGCACCAGGAGATTGTCCTAAATCAGAATAGCTGTAATTCGAAGATGAGCCACCACCGCCACCACCACTTATATCCGCGTTTGCTGCTGCATCGTCTTGTACACCACCGCTTGTTACGTCACCCATACTTTATCTCCTTATATCGTACCACGCTTCTCGGTTCCCCCTTCTCGCATACACGCGACGGACATGGGGATATTCGTCCTTAAAATACTTATACAACTGCCTACTAATATAAAGTACACTATGGTATGCCACCATGTCTACTACCTTTAACACAGATCCGTCGGTTCTTGCAAATACTTCCTCGCCCCAATATTCCCCAGTAACCCGTTCTTGCTCCGTAAAGAACGCCCAAGTGACAAACGCATAGGGTTCTCCGTTTTCATAAAACAACTTTATTTTGTTATTCTTCAATGCCGGCAATAGTCGCCATGCAATTGTTTTTGATGGTAGTTCCCCGTAAATAGGGTTCCTTGTCCAGAGTTTTACAGCGTCAATAACAAGCCTATTGCTTCTTTCTGTTTTGTTTAGCCGAAATGACTCTAAGGTTCCTTTTACCGTTGTTCTGGGGATTTCCGTCTTTATGGTCGATGTGCTTGTCGTCACCCTTCTTGACCCTTCCTGCTTTTACCGCTGCCCGTCGGTTCTTGTTTCTAAGTGCTCGCTCCTTTTTCATTCGATCACTGGAGTGATACTTTCGATACTCGGTCTTGTAGTTGACCTTCCGTTTCTTCTTGGCTGCGGGTTTCTTTTTTGACTCTGCCATTGTGAT